GAGGTGCGTTGGCCGGGGCGGCGGGCGGAGCACTCGGCACCACGGCCGGCACTGCAGCCGGTTCGACCCTCGGTAAGGTTGCTGAAACGGCTGGTAGCGCCCTTACGGGAGCAGCGGGCACCGCAAGCACGATCGGCAACATCGGCCAACTCCTCTCATCCCTCTACGGTATCTATCAAGGAACGCAGACGCAGAAAGGCTCAGCGAACGCGGATCCCTTTGCCCCCTACCGAGAAGGGTATGCGAAGCAGCTGCAGGGTCTCATGACCAACCCTTCAAGCGTGACGAGCCTCCCTGGGTACAAAGCAGGACTTGATCAGGCCGAGCAAACCCTGACGCGCCAATCAGCGAGTCAAGGATTGACCGGCTCCGGTGCAACGGCCGCTGCCCTTGCTCAACTTGGCGGAACATACGAGACGAACTTTTACAGCAACCAGATCCAGACGCTTGCCGGGCTGGCCGGCGCTGGTTCAACTGGTGCGGGCGGCGCAGCGCAGATGAACACCGGTGGCGCCAACACTATCAACAGCTCGATCAACAACCTCTTCAAAATCCTGCCCTCTTTGATGGGTGGTTAATATGGCTTCAAACCCCTACGAAATCACTCCCGCGGACCCCCTGCAGACGCTGCAGGACTGGCACCAGACCCTTGCGCAGACTGCCATCCTCGAGTCAAAAGCTCGGATGCAGATCCCGGCGGAGCAGCGAGAGCGGATGAAGCTGCAGGCCGACATGCAGGCCCAAAAGGACGATGTGGAGTTCCGGAAGCGCGCGGCTGACATGTCTCCGGATATGCCGCTGACGGAGCGGCTGAGCAAGCTCGCGACGTTTGCTTTTGAAGCGGGAAGGCTCGGTGACGGGGAGAAGCTTACCAAGAGCCTCAGCGATGTGATGAATAAGGAGAGCTTGGCTGCCCGGCGCGATGCAGATGTGGCGCTGAAGCAAGCAACCGAAGCGGACAAGCAGCTCAAGACCAGCATCGAAGTGACGCCGTTCATGGTCGCCTCGAAGGATGGGTTCGAGATCGGGAACTCGATGTACCAAGCGGCCACGGGGCAAGAGCACCCGGCGCACAAGTATGCGCGGGAGAACAACATCCCCTGGAGTCCGGAGTTTGCCAAGACGTTTGACTCGGCGCACAAGGCCCAAGCGAAGGCGATCCAGGAAGCGGTCCTCGCGGAAAGAGAACGGCATAACCGGGAGATGGAGCGGCAAAGGGTTGCCCAAGAAAAGGCGCGGGAAGCCGAAGCTGCCGCTCGGATCGACGCGAGGGAAAAGCGGCAAGTCGCCGGTGCTAAGGCTGGTGCCGGCAAGATTGCGACGCCGAAGAAGTTTGAAGTCGACGGGGCCTTCGCAACGCTCAAAGAACTCCACCCGACAGCCGACGCAAAAGATCTGGACGAGGCGGCGAAAGAACTCGCGGCGGACGCGAAGGATATGCAGCTCAAGGATGGCGGCTCGTATAAGGATGCCGTGGCAAAAGCTGTGGCAAGCAATGCGGGCAAATGGAGTAATCCAAAGTCGTCGGTGCCTGGACTTGGGAACCTCCCGCAGTCGGTGCAGGATGTGTTCAAGGGGAAGGCGAAGTACACTTCTTCCGCGGCGAAAGCGGCCGGAGCAAAGGGTGCGCCGAAGGTTGGGGAGGTGGTGAAGGGCTACCGGTACAAGGGCGGTGATCCGGGAAAGCAGTCGAGCTGGGAATCTGCCGATGACGGAGCGCAGGAATGAGCGGCCCTTGGGAAGACTACGCAGCGCCAGGAGCACCGGCATCCCCGAAGACGCCGGAGGCGAAAGGCCCCTGGAATGATTATTCGGGGGGTACAATGCCCGAATCATCCCCGGGCACGCCGACCAAGACCCCCTCTGCCGGCACCTACGCCATGAAGGCGCTGAAGGATATCCCGGCTGTCGCAGACATGATCCTTGGGATTCCCGGCATGGGGCTGCAGGTTGGCGCAGAAGCTGCTGGCCGGATTCACGGCGCCCTCTCGGGGCAAGACCGCAAAGGCACCGATGCGTACGGAGTCGCGGCGCGGGAGTCCGTGCCCGAAGGTTTCACACAACCACTGCAGACTCTTCTGAAAGCGGTCGGGTTGGATTCGTCCGGCTCGAATGTTGAAGACATCATGGGCAAGGCGATGGGCCTGATCTCCCAGGGCGGCGCTGCGGTGGAGAAGGCGACGAAGGGTAAGGTCACACAGGCGGACACGGAGATGATCGCCAATGGGCTGATGTTTGCGCTCGGGACGAAAGGGGTTAAAGGGCAGGTCAAAGGGGCCCTCGAGCCGAAGCCGCCGGAGGGGCAGTTCAAAGAGCCGTACAAGGGAAAACTGGATCCACCAAACCCTCATGATGCGCGGACAAATCCCCAAGCAGACCCTATCGATCACGGTGAGTGGTTGCAGAAGCGGATTGATGACAAGGTGGCGTCGGCGTCGGAACGTACGCTGAGTGCGGAGGATGCGCGACTCAATGCCCAGCAGCGCGCTTACGACTTGATGCAGAAGGGTGCGTCGAAGAAAGAAGTTGAAGGCGCAATCAAGCGTGATGGCACCGGGATGCTGGCGCAGGAGATGGAGGCTCTCCGGGAGCGCCGGGGCATGGTGAAGGAGTCGCGGCTCGGGACCGTGCTTCAGTTCGGGCCAGACGATGTTGTCGGGCCGAAGCCGGAGCCGGGCCAACCCCTCGTGGAAGGGAAAGTGGCAGCACCTTCCGCTGAGCGGGGAGTGGCTACTCGAGGAGAAATGAAGGCGGGGCCATACCTGCTGCCAGCTGCGGTTGCTGCCACGGGGCTCGGACTTGCGGTGGCCTACTCGGATGGGGATAAGAAGGATCTTGCTTCCGCTGCGATGCTCGGCGGCGCAGTCCTAATGGGCAAGGGCAGCGGCTTGACGCTTGAGCGGATCGCCGAACACGGGGATGCCGCGCCCCTCAAGACCTTCCTCGATGAGTCCGCGTACACGCTGAACACGTTGGAGATGCTGCCGCAGAACAAATACTCCTTCTCGAAGGACTCGATCAACCAGCTGCTCAAACGGCAAGAGGTCACCCAGGCCGAGCGAGATGTCATCACGAATGCGATGAATCTTGGGGACCCTGCGGCGAAGGACATCAGCGCAAAAGATCTGATGATGGGGATCAAGATCGAGACGGGGGACTGGGAGCTGAAGAAGGCGCCGACGGATCATTTTGCCGACTACGGCCTTGATGCAATTGATCGCAGCATCGCAGATCCAAATGAGTGGGTGCCCGAACTGACACGCGCCGAGCGCGCTGAAGCGGAAGCCGAACTTCCTGTGTACCAGCAACGCGCAGCCGCGGGGCCTGAGGCCAGCTTTGATGACTGGCCGCACAACGCACGGCAAGCAGCTACAGCGCTGCGCGAAACGCAAGAACGGCTTGGGGTTGTCCCCCCGCCTGAAAGTGGTGTGCCGAAAGCAACGACATCAGTCTGGCAGCTCCCCGAGCACATGACGATGTCAACGGCGAATCACTTTTCTGATCCGAACTACTTCGCCCACACCAGGTCGTTCGAAGAGGGCGGCGTCAAGCATGTGGTGGAGATCCAAAGCGATCTGGCGCAGAAGGCTGGGAAGGTTCTGACGGAAGAAGAGCGTGGGGGTCTTCGGGATGCGCTGAGTAACGTCACTCAGCAGATGGAGGTTGTTTTGGGTTTTCAAGACTCGTACCTCACGCCCTTCACTTATGGCTATGAAGGTGGTGTGCGGAAACTTCTTGCCAAGCTCGAGAACTACAACCCCGACGTCCAGATGATCTTGGGCAGCAAGATACAGGAGAACATTGCCAGGACTCAACGTAAGTCGGTAGACTACTCCCACGTCACGACGGATAGAAACTACCCGGAACAGGCTCTGCAAGACGCTCTCCATGCCGCAGATACTGGAGATAGTGGGATCCTGACGGAGGTGAATGCGGCGATTAAAGACTACGCGCGCGGCCTTCAAGTTCTCGAACAAGAGCACAGAACTAAACTCGAGATGGGGTCCGTCAGCTCGCAGGTCGGCCCGCTGCTAAAGAACTGGTACAAGCGTCTGGTGCGCGAAGAGCTGGCAGATTCGGCACGAGCCGTTGAACAGGCAGATCGTCATTACGAGCAAGGCGACGCCGATGTATGGAAAGGCCAAACTGGTGCCCGACCAAAAAGTGTAGTGCGGTTTGCAACTGCAGACACCGTGGCGAAAGTGGAGGGGTGGCCGGACAGTGGCGAAGCCCGACGTACTCAACTAGCTGGTGCACACGAACGCCTGGCAAGCGCAAAGACAAATGTCGAAACCCTCGAAACCATGAAGCGTGGAGAGGCCCCAAAGGATGCTTACTACAGCGCATTGAAAATAGCAGACCCCGAAGCCTACGCTCGTGTCATCAAGCATATTGATGCGGAAATCTCTTATGCGCAAGAAACACTGCGCGAATCGCAGGCACAATTTGATCGCACAAGCACTAACTGGGGAGAACAAACTCGTTTCCGCCCCGAGCATCAAGGAATCTACGACCGCTACAAGAAGGATGTTGAGAAGTTCCTGAACCAGCTCGGCGGCAAGCCCCACACCGACTCCGCCGGCCACACCTGGATTGAAGTCCCTACGGGCGGCTCTCCCAAGCTCAAGGCTGGTCCGCGCACCCAAATGTTCGGTGGCGCCGACACCAAGATGATGGCTGGCCTCGCCGCCGTCGGGCTTGGCGCAGTGGTGGGGATGAACCTGAACAAGGACTCCCCAATCATGGGAGCAATCCTTGGAGCGACCGCGGGTGCTGGGCTGCTGCACGCCAAGCGGACCGGCTTGCTGACGATCGCCGCGGTGAAGAACCTCACGAAGGACACGCGGCTCCGGATTGGGGAGGAAGCGAATGCTCGGGACTACGTCGCGCAAGCGTTCAACGTCGATGCGTACCGTCTTGGCAATGCGATCCTGGACAAGCTGCCGGATCCCGCCAAGCTCGCCGAGGTCTGGCGTGCCGTCGAGGCAGGCACGGTTGGGCGGCTATCCTCTGTGCAGCAAGAAGTTGCCCGCGATCTCCGTTCATACTACAACAAGATGGACGAGGCGGCAAAGGCTGCCGGGATCTACAAGGAAGGTCGGGAGAACTATCTCGCCCGCCTTTTGGACCTCGACCCGAAGAACTCCGAATTCAAGCTCGCTCAGCTCTTCGAGAAGACTGGGAAGAATGGTGGCAACCCTTTCGGCAAAGAGCGGAAGTACCTCACCCTCGAGGACGCGAAGAAGGCGGGCTACACTCCCGTCACCGAGAACCCGGTAGAGATGCTGCAGATGTATGCGCACTCGATGGGGAAGGCAATTGCTGATCGCAACATGATCCGGGCGCTCGGGGAGAAGGCGATACCTCTTTCGAAGGATGCCTTCTACATCATGCCGGAAGCGAAGGCGCCGAGGTCTTACATCACGATCGATCGGGGCGTCTTGCGCGGGAAGGCGGTGCACCCAGACATCGTCGGCTCGCTCAAGTTCATGTTCGAGGCGCGGACGCCCGAAGGGCTGATGCGGGCAATTGAAACAGTGAACGCGACTACCAAGCGGATCGCCGTGATGACGTCGCTCTTCCATGCGAAGTCCCTCCTCGATGCTGCCGTCGGTGCGGCGAACCTAAATAAGAAATACCTCATCGGTGGAGCTGCCATTGGTGCCGCGGCAGGGCTTGCCGGAGGCGACCCGGTCCTGGGGGGACAGCTCGGCGCTGGTGCCGGTATGTTCGCGGCCGTAGGGAAGACTGGCGGGCTCGCCCTCCGCGGCACCCTCTCCCACCTCGAGGAACTCAAGCACGGCGGCCAGTCCGGCGTTATTGAGCGTGCGATGAAAGGCGGCCTCGAGTTCTCCATGGAACAGCATCCAGCGAACATGGGAGATGTCGGAGGTGGGACATTCTACGCCGCGATGCAGGATGCGGCGACCCTCCTCGATAAGTCGGTGCCTGGGCTCGGCAAGCAAACGATGGGGCGCCTGATCAAGGTGAACCAGGTCTTTGACAACTTGATGTGGGCGCGACTGCACACCGGCCTCAAGCTTGCTGTGTTCGATGAGAAGTTCAACACGATCAAAGAGAACAATGTGAAGGCGCACGAGAAAGCGCCTGGCCGCGTGAAGCTCTTGAGCGAAGCAGAGATCGCTCACATCGCGGCAAGCTTCTCGAATGATGCGTTCGGCGGGCTGAACTGGCGCCGCATTGCCGAGTCTGCGAAGACGAAGTGGGCGCGGGATCTCGCGGAGAATACGCTTAGCCCGAACGGTCGGCGCGGGATGCAGTTGCTCATGTTCGCACCCGATTGGACGATCAGTACCACGAGAGCCTTCCTCGGCGCGTTCGGGGAAGGGTCGAATCTCAAGGGTCTCGTGTCGCCGCGCGAACTCGCCGACCTGCACCGCCAGTACATTCTCCGCTCGGCATTCTTCTACGCGATGGCAGGGGATGGCCTCAACTACGCGATGAGTGGACATCACCTTTGGGATAACAAGGATTGGACCCGCCTCGAACTCGGAGATGGCCGCACGATGCAGTTCTCCAAGCACATGATGGAACCTTACCACTGGATGACGCACCCGACGCAGCAAGCGATGAACAAGCTCTCCACACCGATCAAGGAGCTGGCGAATCAGGCCCTCGGCACGGAGTACCTCTCCCCGTACAAGAACAAGCAAGGGCAAATTGTCGCGGGACCTGCGATGAAGGATAGTCATGTCGAGCACGCAATGAAAGCGGTGACTCCGATCGCCTCCCAGCAGTCCACGAACACCGGGTCCTGGGCGGGCGGTCTGTCCGGCTTCGCAGGCTTCCCAATCTACGGGCAGACCCCCGAGCAGAAAGAAGAAGAGAAACGCCGCAAGCGGTTGCAACAACTGATGGAGCACAAATGAAAGTCCTCGTCCTCGACTTCGATCACTGCGGGTTGCCCTTCTCGCTCCACGCCCAAGATCACGGCCACGATGTGAAGCTCTGGCAGCCCCTCGAGAAGGGCACGGGGGATCCGTCTCCGATCGGCGAGGGTCTCATCAACTCCGTTCGGAAGTGGGAGCCGCACATCCACTCCGCCGACATCATTGTGGTCACGGATAACTCGAAATATGGCGCAGATCTACGGCCCTACTTCACCAAGGGCTATCCGATTTTTGGCTGTAATGAAAAGGCGGCGCAGCTGGAACTGGACCGCGAGGTGGGAATTGATCTGCTGGAGGAGTGTGGCATTGAGACCTTGCCCTTTGAGGTCTTCACCAATTATGACGCTGCTATATCGCATGTTAAGAAGACACGAGAGACTTTTGTCTCCAAACCGTGGGGAGGGAATCCGGACAAATCGCTGAGCTATGTGAGCAAATCCCCCGCGGATATGGTCTTCAAGCTCGAGCGATGGAAGCAGAACGGACCGCTGAAGGGAAAGTTGCTCCTGCAGAAAGCGATCAAGGGCGCCGAGATGGCCGTGGGCGGATGGTTCGGTCCGGGCGGCTGGTGCGAGCAGCTCAACGAGAACTGGGAAGAAAAGCGCCTCATGAACGAAGGGCTTGGCGTGAACACGGGCGAGATGGGGACTGTGATGCGCTATACCAAGCGCTCCAAACTCTTCGACGACGTCTTGAAGCCGTGCACGGATGCCTTGGAGAAGCTCGGCTACGTTGGCTACGTCGATATGAACTGCATGATCGGGGAGGACGGCACGCCCTGGCCTCTCGAGTTCACCATGCGCTTCGGCTGGCCTCACTTCAACCTCTGCATGGCGCTGCACGAGGGTGACCCGCTTGATTGGATGTCTGCCCTCCTCGAGGGAAAGGATCGGCTCAAATGCAAAAAGGAGATCTGTGTCGGCGTGGTTATGTCACACGGGGATTTCCCTTACGGGAACTTCGGGCCGGAGAAGACGGTTGGATTTCCGATAACGGGGGTGTCCTCCAAGAACGAGAAGTCCCTCTGGCTTTCATCCGTGATGGAATGCTCTGCGCCCGTCATGTCTGGCGACTCGGTAAAGACGGAACGTACGATCTGTACAGCAGGCGATTATGTCCTGATTGCGACAGGCCTGGGAGAGACGGTCGAGGCGGCGCGGGAGTCGGTGTACAAGACGGCGTGGGAAATAAACTGGCCGTCGAACCGGATGTTCCGGACTGATATTGGTTGTCGGCTCGAAGATGGGTTGAAAGATCTCCAGAAATGGGGCTACGCAAAGGGGATGAAATATGAGTGATCTTTTGAAAGTGCTCCGGGTTTACTTCCTCCACTTGCTGATCGCAATCGATCAGCTCGGGACGACGATCATCGGAGGGTATCCGGATGAAACCCTTTCAAGTTACGCTTACCGGATGGACCAGAAAGGCACGAGGTGGGGCCGCTTCTTTCGGCCAATCTTCGACTGGATGTTCGCTTGGCAGAAGATCGAAGGTGGGCACTGCAAAGCTGCCTGGATGGAAGAACGTCTCCGGTATCAAGAAGCTCCTGAACTTCGTTGAAAGGACTGTATGGACATCGCAAAAATGCTGGAACGAGATGAGGGTCGCGTGAAACACGCGTATCTGGACTCGGAAGGTCTCTGGACGATTGGCGTGGGCACCATGATTGATCAGCGTGATGGCGGCGGTCTCCGCGATCATGAAATTGACTACATCTTGGCGAGCCGGATCAAGGAAGCAGAGGATGGTGTGCGGAAAGCGCTGTCTTGGTTTGACCGCTTGGACGCAGCCCGTCAAGGCGTGCTGGTGAGCATGGCGTTTCAGATGGGCGTGGCTGGGCTGCTCGAGTTCAAGCTCACGCTCGGGCATATCCGAGACGAGCACTGGCCGCAGGCCGCGGGCGAAATGCTGGCGAGTACGTGGGCTAAACAGACGCCGGGGCGGGCGCGGATGCTGGCGCGGCAGATCGAGACGGGAGAATGGCAATGAGCTTCAATCTTGCAACAGCACTGGCGGGGATCGCGCCGACCCTGGCGACTATGCTGGGCGGCCCACTCGCGGGTACGGCGGTAACAGCGTTGGAGAGTGCGTTCGGCCTCTCGCCTGGCGCGGGCACCGACGCAATCACGAAGGTGGTCCAAACGGGGATGACCCCTGAGACGATTGCTGCCGTGCGCAAGGCGGACCAGGATCATGAAGAAAAGATGAAGGGCCTGGACATCGACCTCATCCGGCTGAATGCGGATCACGAGAAGGCGGTTGTCGACGCCACCGCCGCGAGTCAAGACTCGGCTCGGAAGGCGAACGTTGCCGGTGCAATTCAGATGCCGTTGTTCTGGCTATCCCTTGTGCTGCTCATCATGGGTCTCGGCGTTGAAGGTTACGTGCTATTCAACGGGACCCCAGACAACGTGCACGACATCGTGATCGGTCGGGTGCTCGGCCTTATGGATGCTGTCGTCATGATGGTGCTCGCGTATTGGTACGGCGGCTTTCCGGCATCTGTGCCCGGCCTCCCCAAGAAGGCTTAAGCCATGAATCCGGGCAAAGGGAAAGCAGATTTCTGGCAATCTGGCGATTGGAATGCTTCGTGCTATCGCTGCGGGAGCAAACGCAAAGCCACCGAGATGCGGAAGCAGTGGCAGGGCTACTGGGTCTGCCCGGAGCACTGGGAGCCGAGGCATCCGCAAGACTTCGTCAAAGCGGTGCCGGATAACCCTTCGGTGCCTTGGGCGCAGCCAGATAACTGGATCCCCGTCACTGGGTACTGTACCTCAGAAGGACGCTCCAGCATTACCGGGTTTGGCACGGCAGGTTGCGCCATCTCCGGCGCCCCGCGCTCCGTTGCCCCTTCATTCTGTTCGATAACCAGCAGGCTGCCGCAGACCGACATCGGTTCGACGGACTGCTTAATCTTGGCGATTTAATATGACCTCCACAGTCTTTGCTCCGGGCACCACGATCCCTTCGTCGTGGATGAATGACATCAACAACTTTTA